GTAGTAACCCATGCATAGCCATCATGTTCATTATTAAGTTGCGGTATAAATTCATTTTCAACTACAATTAGATATGTATGAAAGGAAAAGTAATTGTCATTGCTAACAAAACTTTCTAGAGGAAGTATTTTAGTATAATCTACATTACCTATTTCTTCTTGAACTTCGCGTTTAAGTCCTTCCCAAGGAGTTTCGGCACTTTCATTTTTTCCACCAACAAGGCCCCAAGAAACATTAGACTTGTTTCCTGTTCTGTGTAAAAATAAAAATCTTTCTGTATTTAAGGAGTAGAATAATGCTCCACTACAAACAATCTCTTTCATACTAATAATTATGCACTAAGTAGTATGGTCCAGGTCGCTCCTGAGTATTCTCCTTCGTAACTTTTAATCCAATATTCGCCATTCCATTTATATTGGATACCGGTATTTAAGTTACTAGTATATGTAGCTGGTGATCCTGTGCTTCCGTCATCAGCACCGCTGGCATCAAATACAATGTGCCAAGTTGATCCGTCCCATTCAACAATATCACTTTCGCCTGCAATAAAGTCTGTTCCGTTTGTATTTTTCCAAGCATCAGGTCCGTCAACATTACTTTCGTCACCAATATCTGATAATATTAATAAACGTAGTCCCGCTTGTTTTACTTCATTAGGATTAAATCTTAACGGGTCAATAATATAATCTATTGTAGTAAGACTATTTGAGCTTCTTGCAGGGCCTGCAATAATAGTATCGTCTGGTAATGTATCACTATCAAAGTTAATAACTATTTTAGTATCATCTAATGGATTAATAGTAAATGTACCAGCAATATAATTGTCACTTTCGTTTGATTTTAATAATATTTTACTAACATCAGGTACATATGTGCCTGGATATGCTTCAACAAGTTCATTCCAACTTACTTCGCCAACTTTATTACGATATATTAATTGTGCTACATCGTCCTGTACACTAAGCCCATAGTTTTGATACGTGCTACTAATACTTCCTTTATCAAATAATCTTTTAGTACTAAAGTCCATCTGACCTGTACCTTGATTTGGAAATACACCGTCATCTACAGTCATTGAACTTCCGTCATCTTGGCCACCGCCACCTGCCATTAGTCCTTGATTAACTCTAGTTACAAATGTAGGTTCTGTGCCGTCAATTTGACCTGCTATTGTAGCACCTAAATTAATATCGCCGGTTGTTTCATTAAATATATTAGATATAATACTTGTTGTAACACCTAAGCGTTTTACTTTAGCAGGAGGTGTTAAGTATATAGGTGTGCTAAATTGTAAACTAGCAACATCAATTTCGCTATCTACACCAACTGGAATTGATCTAGAACTAAAATTAATACCTTCCATATTAACAACAGTTAAACTTGTCCAGTCTAGATAGTTATCAGTAGTTTGTATTTCAAAACTTGGATTAAACAATACTAATATTTGTTCTAATATTTGTAGTTTTTGTTCTGTATTTGATGCCCAAATATCTGCGGTTACTTTTAATGTATATGGCGCAGGCATATGTCTTTCAACAGTGTAGTTTTTACCTTGTGTATTAAGATACTCGCCCGTAGCACTATCGTATGTGCGTTCACGTACATGTCTTTTGCTTATTAAACTAGAATCAGCTGTTCTATCTCTGTCCATTTCTAAGCCAGTTACATATACAGCCATTCGCGGCGCTGTTGGTATTTTATTTTCAGAATTATCTCTTAGTATATTAGCAACTTGACGAGTTAAATCACCATACATAACAGGTACTTGTTTATCATTTCCGTGTGCATCTTGCACATTAAAATTACTCAACATTCTTATAAGTTGTGTAATATATCTTCTAATTTGTGCATCATAAAAAAATTGCATTATACATCATCCGCTTTAGGTCTAAGTGCTTTACTAAGAGCTTGTCTTTCAGTAACTTCTTCACCACCAATTTCATTAGTAGTTGTGTTATTAACAAATGTACCAAGTTGTGTAAGTCTATCGTTAGTATTAGTCATTGTCATTCTAACATTATCTTGCATTTTGACCCATCTTTCGCCGTCATACCTAAATAATCTATTTGGCAAAAAGTCTGTACGTAAAAAATAATCATTTGCTGAATTAATAGCAGGGAAACTTGTGCCACTACCAAATGCTGCTCCATTAGGTGGTTGACCGTCTTCAACTAAGTATCCGGCATAGCCTGTTCTTTCTGGCGCACTAGCATTTGGATCTGCCACAGTGTTTACAATAGACTTTCCTGTATCATCAGTATCAAGTGTATAGTAATGACCAGTATCATACCCTGACTTAGGTGCATCTGCTTCAGCTTCTGCAAGCACGGCATTATTAATATTCATCTCTGCTTCGTATGTGCTTAGTAAATCTCTTAAGGTATTCTCAGTATACTCAGACCAATTAAAAACGTCTGTAGGTGTGTTTCCTTGCGTCTGTGCTGTGGCTTGATACAACTTGCCTTTGTACTTTACTACTTGGCCAATTTCGTATGTATTTGATATAACATAATCTCCCATAAAGATATCTTCATCTTCTGGTGTTTCTAATATGTCTGCAAATTCTTGACTATCAACAATTTGTTTTAATTTAATTCTGTATAAGTGCGGATACCACGTTGGACTAAATCCTTCAGCAGCTCTGTTTACATCTTCTACAACATAATATCTTTTTAAACTAGTAGCAAAGTCGTTCTCAGCATACTCGTCTTTTAAATGGGGAAGTTCAATTACATCACCACTCATTATCTTTCTACCAAGTGACTTAACACTGGATGTAATATGTATAGTCATAAACAATGTATCATTAGTTAAGAACAGTCCAAATTGACTTAAATCAAAATCAATGTCTTGTACATTGTATATGCCTCTAATTGTATAGATGTCTGAATCGTATTTTCTGTCTCTATTTTCTAAAAACAGAATATCTTGAATCTGAGTGTTATCTTTAACAACGTCACCATCGTCAGTGCCTACATATTTGTGAATATTCACATCAGTACCGCCGATAGTAAACATTTCATAGATCCTTTGATCCATAAATTTGTAATCGTTGCCTCTTTCTGGTTTATATAATGATAGTCTTGGCATATACATATTTATCGATACGATAAATACTATTGGAGAACAAGATATATGACAACAGCTAATAGTACAAAAAAACAAGAAATATTCGACTATGTTAACGCATTTTTGGGCGGAGGCATGGTAGATGTTGAACTTGATCCAATACATTACGAATCTGCACTAACAAAATCTTTAACAAAGTATAGACAGCGTACAGATCATGCTGTAGAAGAGTCATATTTGTTTTTGACATTAATAGAAGATCAAAACGAATATGTACTACCAAACGAAGTTATTGAAGTACGTAAATTATTTAGACGTTCAATTGGTTCACGTAGCGGCAATGGTGGAGGCGGATCTATGTTTGAGCCGTTTAACTTAGCATTTACAAATACGTATCTATTAAGTGGGTCAACTCAAATGGGCGGACTTGCTACATATGACATGTTTGCTGGATATCAAGAACTAGTAGGTAGAATGTTTGGTAGCTTTATTGAATTCAAATGGAACTCTCCAACTAAGAAACTTACAATTTTACAACGTCCACGTGCAGATGAAGAAGTATTAATTTATGCATATAACTACAGACCTGATGATCAATTACTTGACGATTATCTTGCAAAACAATGGATCAAAGATTATACACTAGCTGCATGTAAATATATGCTAGGCGAAGCACGTAGTAAATTTGCTACAGTAGCAGGACCACAAGGCGGCACATCTTTAAACGGTGATGCACTAAAAGCTGAAGCACAGCAAGAAATGGATAAGTTAGAACAAGACTTATCATTACAAGTAGCAGGCGGTGTTGGCTACAGTTTCCTAATAGGTTAAAATCCCCCCAAGTTAACGCTAACGATTTTAGTTCCTTGTAAATACAATATAACAAGGAGGTCCCATCATGTGCAGCCCATTTGTACGTAAAGAAGCCAACCGACTTAACTGGTTAATCAAAGGTAAACTTATTGATAGATCTTGGAGCGATGAATCAGTTGAAAACATTTACGATTCATATTTTAAAAGACTTTGGGGTAATAACGAAAGAGCAGAATACGGTTCTACAGGCTTTGAAGCAGCATATAAAGAACGAGAAGCAGAAATCTTTAATGAAGAAGTTCAAAAGGTTGCTGTTTTAGGCGGCCATTACGATTAAAGGTTGACACGCACAATCATATAGTATATACTAAGTGTATATTCAATAAGGAGTAATG